GGCGCGGCCCATGGCGTGGCGGCATTGATCGACAGAAGGCTCTGGAAAAAGCCGCGCCGGACACGCCCGCTGGAATAGCCGATGTCGTAGGTGGCGTCGGTCATCGGGTCCAGGGAGCCGTCATGCGCCACCTGCCAGCGCCCGGTCAGCGCGGTGGAGCCGTTCAGGGTCGTCTCAAAAACAATGGCCGAGCCCTGCGCCGTGTCGGTCCACGGCTCGGTGGTGGTGAAGGCCAGGAGGGACCGCGCGCCGGCCGCCCAATGGGTCGCGCCGTAGCCGGTCGCGCCGATGACGCCAATCGACCAGCCCTGCGGCAGCGCGGTGGGCGCGGCGGGTGTGCCGTTGGCCAGCTTGAACGAGAGCCCACCGGAGCCGAGGCCGCCGAAGCTGTTGAGTTGCAAGGCCGGGCCGCCGACCCGCGAGACGCTGAGCAGCGTTCCCGCATCGACCGGCGCGGGCGTGGGTGCGCCGGTGGTGTTGATTTCGACCAGCGACGTGCGCTGGCCGTGCAGGTCGTCGAAGTAGGCCCAATCCTCGGTCCAGGCCGGGCCCGGCCCGAAGTTGCGCACGAAGGCGGCCATGCCCACCTGCGCGGGCGTGGGCGGCGGTAGCTGCGGGCCGGCCGGGCCGGTGGGGCCAGCCGGGCCCTGCGCCACCTCAACCTCGACCAGCACCACTTGCTGCGCGATGTCAGCCTCGACCAGCACCACCTGCTGAGCCGGGAAGGTGTCGATGTCACTCATGCTTCCGCTCCCACGAAGTAGCCGGCCCGGCGCGCGGCGGCGACGGTGGCGGCCGGTTCGCCGGTGCTGTCGGTGATGTCGCCGGTGACCTTGACCGCGCCGGCCAGGACGGTGCTCACCCACCCGCTGGCGCTGGTGAGTTGCAGGTCCCACCGGCCGCTTGCCGGTAGCTGCGCCGTCTGCACGGCCGTCAGGCTGGCGTCGATGATGTTGGGTTGCGTCACCACGATGGTGAGCGCCTGGATCACGGTCCCGGCCGGGCGGTCCCGAATTTCAGCCTTCACGCTGATGCCGTTCAGGCTGGCCGGCACGGTCTTGTCGGCGTCCTCCCACAGCGTGAAGCGCCATGCGTGGCTGTCGCCCCGGTAGATGGCGAGAGAGTAGCCCCCTGGCATCATGGCGCGGCCTCCGGGTCGTCTACGACCGGGCGGGGCGGCCGCACCGGCAAGGATAGCAGGTCCACGTCATCCCCGAGGCGTTCTGAACGGCTGCCAGGGCGCAGCCCCACGTTGGCCGCAAGCTGGTCGTCGGGCGCGTCAAGGTAGGCCTCCACCTCGCCATCGGCGTCGAGGATGCGGAACTTGGGCATGGGCTAGGCCTGCGTCTTTTTCTCGGTGAGGTTGGTCAGCATGGCGGTGAGCACCGGCGGCCCGCCGCCGCTCTGCTTGTAGCCGTTGATCTGATAGGTGTGGGCCCCGGGCGCGGGCCGGTGCCGCCAGCGGAACACGACCGAATTGTAGGCCACCGGCTGGAAGCAATAGGCCCCGAAAGTGGTGACGTAGGTGCCGTCGCAATAGAGGTCGAACATGGTGCCGATGGAGCCGCCGCTGCCGGTCAGGCTGACGTTGCCCCAAATGTCCACCTCGACGTAGCCGCCCACGGTGGTGATCGCGGTGGAGGTGCAGAACGTGGGCGACGGGGTGAGGGTGACCTGCGCGCCCATGACGCCGAGCACCGTCACGTCGATATTGTTGGCCACGATCTTGTCGGTGGTGATGGTGTTGGCCTTGATGTCGTCGGCCTGGAAGCTGGTGGCGATGACCTTGCCGCCCACCACCGCCAGCGGGAACACGTTGGGCTCGCTGCCGCTGGCGTTGGTGAAGCCGATTTGGTCAGCCTGGAAGGCGATGCTGGAAACGGTGGGGTTGGCCGCCACCTTGATGCCGGCGACCCGGGCGTAGCCGGGGCCCTGCGCCGACACCGACAGCACCCACTGAGCGTTGAGGCCGTTCACCGAACTGGTGAGGCCGGTGATGCTGGCCGTGTGGCCGTTCACCGTGGTTTCGACGTTGTTGATGTGCGTGGCGTTGGCGTTGTCGCCCTGCACCCGGGCGTTCTGCTCGTCGGAGATCGCGGCGGTGTTGCCCCCCGCCGTGGCGGTCACGCTGTCGATGCGGCTGGAGAGCGCGCTGTCCTGGCTGATCCGGGTATTCGTCTCGCTGGTGATCGCGGCGGTGTTGCCGTTCATCGTCGCCTGGAGGCTGTTCTTGTAGCTGCCCCACGTGGTGGTCGGGTCGGCGAACAGCGTGGTGTCCGACATCTGGAACACCGAGCCGTTCGGGAGCAGCGTGCCGATCAGGTCCACCCGGACCTTGGAGTAGTCGGCCGACGCGGAAACCGGGAGCAGGTCGGCCGCGACCTTGGCGATGTCCTCCGAGTTCTGAATGGCCTTGTCGCTGGTTTCCAGGCCAAGCGCGGTCGTCTCGTTCAGTTGATCGACTAGCTCCTGCGGGGTCTGCCCGCCGATGGTGGTCACCCCGCCGCTGATGCTGGTGCCCACGGTGACCAGCCCGAGGTCCAGGGCGAGGTCGCCTTCGACGTTGCGCACCGACCGGTAGCGCACTTGCACGTGGTAGGTGGCCGCGCTGATGACCGACCGGAACTCCATGCGCCGGGTGGTGCTTGGGAACTCGGCCGACACCCAATCGCCGAAGGTGGCCGGCGGGCCGGTGCTTAGCTCAAGCTGGTATTCGACAATGATGCCCGAGACGTTCGGGTCGTTGATGGCCCCGGTGACCACGATGGCCGGCACCTGCGAACCGTCAGCCCCGGTGAGCACCCCGCCCCACGCGGTCCACGTGCCGTTGTCGGGCCGGGCCACATAGCTCGGGTTGGTGGGCTGGAAGCCCGGGATGGGTGGCGGGTTGGGCGTGCGGCCGAGCGCGTAGTCGTGCTTCCCGGGCGTCTCGCTGCGGCAGGTGATGGTCACCCGGCCGGTGGCGAGGTCAAGCTGCCGGGTCTGCACGATGACCTGTTGGGCGCTCATGCCCAACTCGGGCTCGGTGATGGTGATGCAATCGCCCGGCTTCACGCCCTGCCAGTGAGGCCGCAGGGGCAGGGAGATGGGCTCGAATTCGCGGGCGTCCAGAAGGTCGTAGGTGGCCAACTGCGCCACCTGTTTCGGGTCCTGCACCAGGGCGTAGGTGCCCTCCTTGCTGCGCAGGCCGCCATCGGCGTCGATGTATTCCTGAACGAACACCGCGCCGGCCGGCACCAGGGCCCAAGCGTTGGGCTCGCTGCGGTAGGTGGGCACGATCTGATTGATGCGGTCCCGGCGGCGCTTGGTGCCGGTGACTGACGCGACATCAACGAGGTCGCCGCCCACCACGGTGCCGAGCGACACCCGGGGTGTGCGGACGAACGCTGAAATGAGCCCGCCAAGCTGGATCGGCTCACCGCCGCCGGCCTGTAGGATGCTGACCAGGGCATCCCACTTGCGGTCGCTGGACAGCACCTCGCCGCCGCAGGTCCAGGCGTTGGCCTCGCACACGTTCGCGCCCTCGACAAAGGCCGGCACGTCAATGCCGTCGATGGGTGCGCCGATGCCGAACGAGAGCTTGCCGTTGTCGCGCCGGCCGATGCACCACGTCAGGGCTTGGAGGAACGGGTTGTCGTTCCCGGCCAGGGACCACGTGGCCTCGTTGTTCCACCGCTGCGGCCCGCTGCCGCCCGGGTAGGTGCTGTCGGCGCGCGGGTCATAGACCGCCGGGCCCCTGATGACGAACAGCGGCTTGGGCATCCCGCTCGGGAACTTCTTGGTGTCGTAACTCAGCGTCCACCAGACGCAGGCCACGCCACTGAGCCGGTGGGCGTCGGTCCACTCGGGTATGTCGGCACCCGGCACGCCGAGCGGGTAGTAGGCCGCCGCGTCAGGCTTCGCGCCCGGGGTGGTGCGCAGATACATGGCTTGCGCGTATTGCGCCGGGGCGGTGCAGGTGCCGCCGGCCGCGCCACCGTCAAAGGTGCAGAGGTTGTCGGAGGCGGTCATGCTCTCGAACGCGCCGAGCGGGCCGGCGCTGAGCGCGATCAGGTAGTAGAGCAGCTTGTTCTTGTCGGCCTGCCCGCTGGTGTTGGCGTGCAGCACCTTGCCGGCCGTCGCGCTGCGGCCAAGCATCAGCGGCATCCCGGCGTTGGGGTCGGCCTGGAAGTCCACTTGGCTGCCGGCGCGGCCCTGGCCAACCTTCGGCGTCGGCGCGAAGGCGGTTGCGGCAGCTAGGGCGACCGTTCCCCATGCCCCGATTGCGGCCGTTAGGCCTGCACCTCCAATCAGCGTCGCACCGAAGCCGGTTAGGGCACCCGCGCCAATGATGGCCGCCGTCCCGAGGCTCGCGCCGGCCAGCAAGGCGGCGACCACCGGGGCGGCCACCACGGCCAGCACCACGATCCCAACGAAGGCTAGGACTTTTGCCACGGCACCACGCTCCAAGCTGCCACAGCGAACACCATCCTGGCCGCGATAATCGAACACGCGCCGTCCTCGGCCATCTCGGTGAAACCGAGCACCCGGCCGTTGCCGATATAGACCGTCAACCCGTGCCACCCGCCTTCGCCCGGGAAGGCGATCAGGTCCGCCGGCAAGGCCCTGGCCGGGGTGATGCGTGCGAGCCCTGGCACGCTGTCCATCCAGTCCAGCACCGTGCCCATGTGCCGGCGCTTGAGCGCCCGCAGCGCGGCCCGGTCGGTGGCGTAGGTGCCGAACTGCCCGAGGTTGGGCTTGTAGCCGGCGGCGCGCAGCACGTGGTCGGCCAGCCGCGCGCAGTCGTTGGTGCCCCACGCGAACGGCTTGCCCATGAACGCCTCAAGGGCTTCTTGGGCGATGTCCACCCGGCGTTGCAGCGGGGCCTTAAAGTCTGACTGTAAGCGCATCGGCCACCACCTGCGGGCGCGGGCTGTCAGAGCCCCAAGGTAGCTGACGGCTGATCGCCGTCACGAACTCCATGCCTAGCTCACCCGGCCACGCGGCCTGATGGTAGGCGTTGGTGAGCCGCACCCCTTGAGCGTCGTCGAACAGGTATTCCCAAATGGACACGCAATCGAGCGCCAGCGTGCGGGTGCCCTGGCCGATGCTCAACACGCCTTGGTCCACCAGCCCGTCGAACACCAGCACCGGGTCGGTGACCACCGCGCCGGTGGCCGGCAGCACGGTGCCCACCCAAATGAGCACCGGCCGGCCTTGCATGTCCTCGCCGCCCAGGATCGCGGCCGCGTCGGTGGTCGGCGCGTTGATGCCGATGCGCAGGCCCGGGGCGCTCGACCCGAACCCATCGGTGATCGGCTCAAGGCTGGCCAGCGTGCCGAACTCAGGGTCCAGGCCCTTGAACGTGCGGCCCAAGAACGTGACTTCGCCGCTGCCGTCGATCAGCCGCAGGAAGCCCACCGCCAAGGTGATTTCCACGGCCACGAACAGGAGGATGGCCGGAGGGTCAAACTGGCCGGACAGGAAGGCGCTGTCGTCGGGCATCTAGGCGCTCTCGGTGATGGTGAATTTGTGCCCCACGAAGCGGAAGTATTCGAGCGACCACGCGGTGTCGGCCGCGTAACCCTCAAGCACCGGGGCCAGGAATTCCAGGGGCGTGCCGGCCGGCATGGCGGTGCGGAGCAGCGGGCCCACCTGCGCGGTGTGGCTTGGCAGGTCCACCGAGGTCACGAGGTGCAGGTAGTGGCGGCCGTTCGCCCTGAACGAGAACCACATGCCGGGGTCGGGCGCAGGGCCCGTGTAAACGACCGCAGCCGAGGCCGCCGCGCCGCTGCCGGTGACGCCCGACAGGTGCGAGGCGTCAAGCATCTGCGGCATGACCAGGGCCAGGGTGTCGCCCATGGCTTCGGCGTGCAGCGCGCAGCCCAACCACAGCGCGGCGCAGGCCGCGTCCAGGGACGGCAGTTCGATGTCGGCCGCGTAGCGTGAGCCGAGCCGGGTGATGCGCTGCGTCGGGCCGCCCAAGGTGGACACGAGGTCGCCGCCGGTGCGGATCAGGTGCGGGGTGACCAGGGTGCCCCGGGGCACCACCGGGAAGGTGACCGTCATGACAACCTCCGGCCCGCCGACCGCGACAGGTCTTCCGGGGTGATCTGCCGGGCCGCGCCGACCGCGCCGTAGCCGGCGCTCGCGGCCGCCCGGTCGGCGTAGGCCATCATCTGCCGCGCCGCCTGCTCCCAAATGACCGCGCCCCGGTTATCGAACACGAAGGTCGGCCCGACCTTTGACGGGCTGCCCATGGCCACATTGCGCAGCGCCGAATTCGAGATCACCTGCGACCCGCCCGGCAGCCGCACAAGCTCGGGGCCGCGCTCACCCACCAGGGTCAGGCCGGCCCCCGACAGGGTGCCCTCGGCGGCCGTTGGCAGGCCAAGCGCCAGGAGGATCGGCTGCGCGATGTTCTTCTCAATTTCAGCCTGTAGGACTTGCTGAATGAGTTGCTTGAACTCGTTGGAGGCCACGTCACCGAGGTTCTTGGCGTTGACAATGGCGTCGGCCAGCCCGGCCGACAGTGACTTGGCCGCGTCCACCCCGGCCTGCGCCATCACCGTGTTGAGGTCTTGCAGGCTGTCGCTGTATTTTTGGATCGGCCCTTCCAGGTTCTTGTTGAGGCCGGCGGTGGCGTCGGCCTGCGCGCCCGGTAGCAGGGCCCTGGCTTGCTGCGCGGCGGCAAGCTCCCGGGCGGCCGTGGCGCGGGCGCTCTCGGCCTCGGGCCCGACCAGCTTGGCGGCCGCCGCCACGTGGGCCTTGGCCTCCTCCACCCGGCTGTCATAGAGCTTGGTTTCGGCGTCCTGTTCCAGGGCCAGGGCGCGGCGCTCAAGGTCGGCGCGGTCCTTGGCGGTGTTGGCCAGGGCCGACAGGTTGCGCAGGTGGGTGACTTCCGCCGCCGAAGCCGTTTGGCGTAGCTGTTCGGCGTCCTCGGCCGCCCTGATCTGCGCCTCGGTTTGGGCGTTGGCGGTCTGCGTGTCGATCAGCTTGATCTTGTCCAGGCGGGCTTGCTCAAGGTTGATGATCGCCTCGCCAATGCGGTCCTTCTGCGCCTGCTTTTTGGTGTCCACTTCCGCGCCGCCGATTTTGACCAGTTCGGCTTGCAGGTCGGCCAGCTTCTTGTCGGCCTCGGCGTTCACCGCCGCCTTCTCGGAGATGGCCCGGTCTTCAACGGTGGTGGTGAGCGCAGCCTGCGCGGTGGCCAGCTCCTTGAGCGTGCTTTCGTAGGCGTCCTCGGCGGCCTTATCGAACTGCCCGGTTTCGTCCTTCGGCGTGTGCTTGGGCTTGCCGGTGCCGGTCACGATGGTGGTGGCGGCCGGCGGTGGCGGCGGCTTCTCGGCCATGCCTTGCTGGATGGTGCGCTCAAGTTCCAGCGCATGAAGCTCGCGCGTGTAGCTCGCCAGTTCGGGGTCCTTCTTGGCGTCGATATCGTTGGCCACGTCATAGGTGGCGGCCGAGATTTGCAGGTAGCGAAGCTTCTGGATGCGGTCATCTAGCGGCGTGGTGCCCGTAACGAAAGCCAAGTAACGCAGGAACGCCTTAGTAACTTCGTCCCACGCTGTTTTGATTTTGATGATGGTGTCAGCATAGTGCACGAAGGTTTGGTTCTTTTGGGCCTCCATTACATCGTTCATCTCTTTCAGCTTCTTGGCGACTTCCGCGCCCTTTTCAATCATCGACTGGTCCATGACCAGCCCAAGGTCGCGGGCCTCCTGCGCCAAGTGGTTGAAGCCTTCCGCGCCCTGGCGCAGCAACGGCAGCAATTCCTCAATCCCGAGCTTCTTGGCGATGGCCGCCTGTTCGGCGTAGCTGCCGGCGTCCTTGATGCGGTCAGCGATCACCGGGAGCAGGTCGCCAACGTCCCGGTAACCCCGCAGGTCGTCAGGGGTCATGTGGAGGGCGTCTTTGAACACCACGGCCAGTTGCTTCGCCCGGGGCAGGTTGCCCTGCACCGCGCCGAGCGAGGCGTTCAGGTTCTTGAGCGCCTGATCGGCCGCGCCCACGTCAACCTCGCTTTGCTTGGCGGCGAAGTTGAATTGCTGAATGAAGTCGGTGGACACCCCGATGGTCTGCGACAGCTTCTCGATCCCGGCGGCATACTCAACCGCCTTGGCGGTCTGCTCCATGGCCAGGGCGAAGCCGCCGATGCCGGCGGCCGCCACCAGCCCGGCCGGGCCTAGCGCACCCAAGGCCGCCCCGAACCCGGGGTTGGCCTTGGCCGCCTCGCCCACCTTGTCGAGCAGGCTATCGAAGCCCTTTTCGGTGGCGGCCGTCAGGCCCTTGCCGTTCCACGTCTCCTCAAGCTTTTTGCGTGCCGCCGCGTTCTGCGCCAGCACCTTGTTAAGCTTCTCCTCCATGGCCTTGAAGTTGGCGTCAAAGACGATGACCAGCCGGTCGATTTCGCTGCCGGCCATGGCCTAACCCCACTTCTCAATCATGGCGTCATGTTCCTCCGGGGTGGGCGGGCCCCGGTCGTCATCGGCGCTGTTGGCCTTGATCCAGCCGTCGCGGGCGGCCAGGAATTCCCACAGCGAGCAGGCGTCCACTTCGGCCGGGGTGAACCCTATGACCGCGCCCGCGCCGTAGTAGTCGGCGAACCGGAGCTTGCTTCGGGGGAGGTCGCCGCGACCGTCGTTGTCGTTGGCGGCTCCCCTGCCGGCTCCCCCACGGGTTCATCCGTGGGCCCGATGAGCGAGGCCAGCACCACCTCAAGGGCGAGGTCTACGTTCTCCATCAGCGGCCGCTCGTCGTGCAGGTCGCGCAGCAACCGGCCGGCGCTGGTGGGGTCCATGCCGCCGCCGATCAGGCCCCGGAACAGCGGCTCGCGTATGTCATCGACGCGCCAGCCGCCAAGCCCGCCAGACGCCAGGAGGTCGAGGAAGTTGGCGTTGGGCAGCCGCCGCCGCGCGGAGGCCCACGCGGCCAGCCGTGCGGCGATCTCCGCAGGGCCGGCGTCGCACGTCTCCTGCACCTTGCGCCACTCGCCTATCCCGAGCCGGAACGTGCGCTCGGTGTCACCCCATAGCCGGGTGACTTCGCCGCCACGGCTCATGCGGCTTCAACCACCTTGGCCTTGCCGTTGGACACCGGCGGGCTGGCGGCGGCGGCGAGCAGCGCGGCGGTGGCGGTCACCGTGATGATGCCGTCCGAGATCAGGTTGATGGTGGCCTCCATCTTGCTGCCCCGGTTGCCGGTGATCTCGAAGTGGGTGAGGTGGAACCCACCGGCGAAAATGACGCCACCATCGGCGGCCGGCACGTCCACGATGATCTGGCAGTTCTTGGGGTCGGGGCTCTCAAGCCAGTCAGCGAAGGCCTGCACGTCAGGGGTGTTGAGGATGCCAGCGCCCTGCGCCGTGTATTGCAGCGACACCTTCTCGCGCACCAGCCAGCCGAGCGCGTCAGGGTCTTCGCAGTCGGGAATGTTGAAGTCGTTGGTGGCCGCTTCGCCCACCACCGAGCGCGCGGCGTTCACCGTGCAGAAGGCGGTGAACACCTCGGGCGAACCGGCATCGCCCACCATGATGAGAAGCTTGACGCCATGGGCGTGTTTTACAGGGGTGCTGGCCATTTGGTCGTCTCCGTTTCAAGCGCCGTGGTGAGGTAGTGGAAGTTGAGCAAGGCGTGGCTTGACCCGTCCGGGTCGGTGAAGTGCCGGGTGTCCAAGAAGGTCTGCACCTCGGTGTCGAAGCCGGGCAGCACCAGGGCGGTGCAGGT